TAACTACAATGCCAATGATTATTGCATTACGCTTGTAGGCACGACAGATGGATCTATTCGGTACAACTCCCTGAGAGTTGCCACAAATGGTCAAGTCACCTGGATCTCAACCACTAATGATTGTTCGCTTTATGAGAATTATGGTGTGAACGCTGATTCTGAGACTGGAATGTTGATTGGTACTGCTTCATCGTAATATTTCATTCAGTTCTATCTGAGAGTTTGGGATGCTTCTATTTAAACAAATAACAAGTTCACTGATGTTCTCTATCCTTACAGATAAATTCGTAGGGGCATCCCAATTTAATGCATTTTAAGGAGTAGGAAATGCCAAAAGGCTATAAGAAGACTAAAGCACCTAATCCGGTTCTTAGGCCGCCCTTTAGTTTGGGCGAATCAGGAACCACATTCAAGTCCAGTCGAGAGACTGGCAAGTCCCATTTTGGGGGAGGCTCTAATCCTAAAAAAGGAAAGTCCAAAAAGGGAAACCCTGGGATGGCAAGAAAGGGAGGTTATGGCTACTAAGTATCAACCGGCTGCGGCCCGTCGTGTTCTCAAGAAAGAGGTCAAGGAATTGGCTTCTCAATTAGACAACCCCATGCTTAAATGGGAAAACCCTGCTCTTTGGCAGCAGTCAAACAAGGAGCTGGAAGCTAAGAAAAGCCATCTAGAGCGCATCACTGCCCCTGAACCCAAGGACGGAGATGAACGTGCAGAGTTGGAAGCGCGCCAACGGCAGTTGGAATTTGCTCTGCAAAAGGGTTCTTCATCCCACAATATTCCCCGCATGAACAATCGCCGGGAAATGTCTGATAATCCAGATGAATCCACTGACCGTGAGCTTCGCTGGCAGGCCACCTGGAAGAACTGGAATATCAATAAGGAAGGTAACCTAGTCAAGGCTGCGGATGGATACGGTGCCATCTTTGAGTGGAAGGATAATCAGTATCGGCTCAACTCCGGTGAAGATGATATCTTTGCCCGTAACGCTGGTAATCTGGCTCGCCTTCGTGATGATACCCGTATTCCCCTTATGGGCAATCATGCTCCAGTAAGCTTTGCTTCACCCTTAGCCAATGCTTCTCCAGAGACTCTAGCCAGTCTAGATCCAGAGGGCCTTGTCCGAGCTGTGGAAGAGGAGAAAGCATCAGCACCTTCTGTTGAGCAAATTTACAAGACAGAAAAGAAACCAAAGGATCTTTACACACGTTGCCAGGCTAAGAAAAAGAATGGTCAACAGTGTTCAGGTCGCCCCGTCCGTAGTGAATCTCCTTGGTGCCAAGTACGGGGTCATAAAGAACAACTTGGAGGATAATCATGGGTTTTGCTTGGACCTTTGAAGAGAATTTTGACCGAGGCACTGGACAGTTTGAGTCTGAAACAGATACTTCTGCGGTTATTGATGCCGCTCATTATGTTGAAATTGCAGGCACTTCTGGAGATCCTATGCCTTGGCGTGGTTCTCGTGCCCTCAAGATCAACCTAGCTGGCTCCGCCACTAATCAGTATTTGCAAGAGGATGGTGGATTTGACATCGCTTTAAATGCCACGCTCTATATCGCTTTCCAAATTTATATCACCAGCGACTTGACCATGGCAGCCGATGATCTTTTCACAATACTTTCTTTGCAGAGTTCCGGACCTGCTGATGAAGTAGTGGTATTTCTTACCAACAATAGCGGTACTATCCAGATGGGTGTCAATGAGACAGCAGCCACCTCGGGAGCTGCCGTGGGAGATTTCACCCTGGGTGAATGGCACCACGTTGAGGTCTTCGTCAACTTGGATGCTGGCGGAGGAGATGATGGAACCCTCGATTGGTGGCTAGATGGTAATTCCGTTGGCTCTCAAATCGACAGCTTGAATCAAGCAGCCATCGCCCAGGCACGCCTCGGTGCTATCGGAACAGATTCAGGGACAACCACAGGGCGCATCTTCATTGACCGCATCGTAGCGGATGATGCCCGTATCTTTCCCTTTGGGTCCCGCTTTGTTTCTCCAAGGATAATCACCTTGAGCGAGCAGCTCTTTGTGGGTCCTGGTTGGGTGGATGTCGCTAGTCTAAAAAGTACAGCTTCTGACAACATTCTCCGCCTCTATGATACGGACAATCCCAAAGAGGATGTGGAATCTCATGCAGCCGGCGGCAGCTTAACCAGTGTGGCCCATGAGCAGAGCTTCCTGTTGGAGCTTGATCCAGATGCTGGCAGGATCAGCGATAACCCTATTCGCTTTAATCGCGGCTGTTACGTTCGCTTGGAGGGAACTGCTCCAAGGGCGGAAATCTCTTGGGTGAAAAATTCCCAGATCCCGGGCGTAGGCGGGCCTCGATGTCTTTCTGACGGTTCAATCCGAAATCATGCAATGAGGAGATAGCATGCTGAAACGCTATTGTGACGGCTGCGGTCAAAGCATGGCGGAGGAAGCTGCGGCAGCCAGCCAAGCCCTCGCTTTGGAGTGGTACAAGGAATCTCTTTTACAGAACGTTGCTACGGAAGATTTTTGCTCTAAATGTCTAGTTCATGCTCCAGGTTGGTGGACTGAGAAATATTCGTGCATGCAGAGATCCCTGAAAACATATAACAACACCCTCCGTAATGCTCTCAAGGATCACTATCGACGCAAACAAAAACTAAAGGAGGTTGTTAGTGCAGGTTCGTAGACTCCTTGATCTTGTAGAAGATCAGGTTAAAGACCCCTCGACACAACGTTCTCCTTTAACCCGTTTTGACTTGTTGGATATTTTGGGAGCGGAAGTTGAAGAGTTGACCAGTGAGTTTCAGTTTGATTGGGCTGCCAAGCGCCTAGCCCCAACCATCCGTACATCTACGGGTGAGCGCTCCTACGCACTGCCCAATGACTTTGGTCAGCAATTTGCTCGAGGTTCCGGAACCCCGCACTTTGCTCTCAATCTGAGTGATGGTAGCAATGAGTCCCCTTTGACCTTTGAGGACTCAGCAACATTCTTTGTCCGTAATCTGGAAGGCGAAGCCAATGGACGCCCCAGTGTTTATACTATCCATAACAAGCGCCTCCATCTGTCTGTTCCACCGGACAGCAACAGCAGTAGCCACTACACACTCAATGGCCTTTATGTGCCTACGGATTTTCTCTTTGAGGAGATAGATGAAGTTCTCCCTCTGGACTCCCCAGTTCTGCGCCATCGACTCATTGCCCGTGTTCTAAAGACACCGGAGATGGATCAACGGGCTGCCAGAGCCACTGCTCAACTAAAAGTCAATACAATGCGTGCCCGACAACCTAACTTGATGCCACGCCTCTCTGCCAACGGAGTTGGGCGTTCATCTTCACGTATGCGAAGGAGAATTTGATGGGTGCTTGTACTGCTGTCATAAAAGTTCTTGATGAGGGATTGACCATATTCGACGATATTATTGGTGTGGCTTATGACGAAGCCACTGGCATGGAGAAGTTTGAGATTGCCAATGGGGCCTCAGATACAGACATCTTCCCTAGCCAAATCACCACGGTAGACTTCTTGTTTCTGCGTTCTGACCAGGCAATTACCATTAAGCAGAATAGTTCATCTACCGATGTTACCGTGGATGCCAAGAAGCCTTTGCTTATTACTGGAGGCAACTTAACAGCCCTAACTATAAGTAACGCCAGTGGAAGTACAGCTAATATCAGGAGGTTTGCAGCAGGCACCTAATGGCGATTAGCCGGCTAAGCCTCACTAATATTAAAGGGGAGATATTCGATATCTTTGGTGTCGATGAATCTACCAATGCCCCCTGGGAAACAGATGCAGCTCTTTATACCAAGATAAACATGACTGCTCAAAAACTTGCCCAGCGTGTGTCCCAGGTTCTGGCTGGTCAAGGTAAACCTGTTGAGGCAGATCTGGTACGCTTTGATATGTGGCGGACCATTGCCAACAGTACAGCTTCCACGGGAGCTGGTAACTTTGTTGTGGCCTCCGGTAGCCAGACTGCTCATTTCCCTAATGATTATGACCAATGGATCAGCTTTTGGGATCTGACCCATGATAGATGGATATATCCCATTGAGCGTAAACACAGTGAACGTTTCAAACGTCTGCGCTTACGTGCTCCGGGTCCTGCTGAAGCTCTTGAAATATTGGATTTTGACAGTGATTCCAATGGTCAGCGGCAATTACGTATTTGGCCGGAAGTCGCCAGTGGGATCACCCCGAGCATTGAAATGACTTACTACCGTCTACCTACGGCCATGCCTGGATCAGACCCGGACAATGAGTATCCCGATGCGGACCCCAAGTTCCATTATCTGTGGGTCCTTGAACCTATCTTGGAATTGTTCCGTGTGGATGATCCATCTTATAGACGCTACGTTGAGGAAGAACAAATGCTAGTACGCCAGTTGGCGGCAACAGCTAGGGCTATTACATAATGCCAAGCACTATCGCCCGTATGGGTACGCCGTATGCCAGCCAGATTGTCAATCTACGTGGGGGTCTGAACAACGCAGTCAACGATGAAATGGTTGGTAGCAACGAATTGTCAGAGGTTGTGAACTTTGTTCCGGACACACAAGATTCCGGTATTCTTATCAAGCGCCTGGGTATCACTCAGAAGTCTTCCCAGCAATCTGAATCTATCACCAGTGTATTTGATGGCTATGCCGGGGACTATTTCACAACCAAGACCACGATACGAAACCTTGCAGGAACTGCCGTTGACAGTAGTTTAACCAGTAAGACTGATCCGGACTGGGCGCGATTTGATGATGACTCTTTAGGTAAGATTGACATCTTTGTCAATGGTGCCGAAGAGCGAAGGTCATCTGACGGTACATCATGGGCCAATGTTTCCAATATGCCCAATGCCAAATTCATCGTCAGCTACAACCGCTTTTTATTTGTAGCCGGTCATGATGCCAGCAAGGTCCGCTGGTCAGATCCGGAAGATGCAGAGACCTGGGATACAGACAACGAATTTGTCTTTGATGAAGATGTCACTGGAATGGCTGTATTTCGTGGAGGCGTCTATGTATTCACGGAATTTGGTTTCCATGTAATCCAGGGCTACGGCGAGAAGACCATGCAGATCGTAGGCGGTAGCCAGGAAGCTGGATGCACTTCCCATCGAAGCATTGTCTCATCTCCTTACGGACTTTTCTGGTGGTCAGCCAACGGCATGATGTGGTCCCCCGATGGTGTCCGTGTTGTAAATATCAGCCGTCGCAAGATTCCGGGCACATTAAACCTGCTGGACAGTACCCAAAATTCTCTGGTGCATGGCATCTACAACCCTCTCATAGAGAGCGTAAGTATGTGGGTATTTAATACCGACAGCACCACTCAGGACCGGCGTATTGACTATTTTCCCGGGGAGGTTGGAGAAGACCAGATGGGTAGTTTCTGGGTACATACAGGAGCTGGCATACAGATGGGAGCCAGTGGCATTATCCTAGAGAGCGGCAAACCGGTCTGGTATGTGGGATCTGCTGGCACCTCTGGCTACTTGTATGAGCAAAAAGGGGACACTGACGATGGTACTCCCATTGAAGGCATTATGGAAACCCGCCGTGAGACAGCCGAACTAGGGATGCATACACTTAAACGTACCAAGCAGCTCACTCCTCAGTTTATCCTCACAGGTACGACAACAGCCACTTACGGCGTTTACATAGACAATGATGCTACCTTACGCAAGACCTGGGACATTACAGTCAACCCCATAGAAGGCTTTGTGCTTGATGTGGATGCTCTGGGTGCCGGCCGCTTGGGGGCAGGATCAGAGGGATTTGATAAGAGTCTTTACTACAATGTCCGGTGGCGAAAAATTAAGCATCGCATCTCAGATACCAGTGCCTTTCGTACTCGAGTTCGAGGCATTATCAATGAAGGGACGGTTTTGAGTGCCTGAGAAACCTGGGTTTATAGATAACTTTCAGATCTTTATGCGCCGAGTCAATGAACTTTGGGGGCTTCATAAAGTGGTAACCAGTGCTCCGGCCCTGGCAAATATGGATATTGGAGAACTGTGGCTTGGGGATGGCTCTGAAAGCTCCCCGGATGCAGGCTCCAATGCTCTGTACTTCAAGGTAGACGCAGGCAAGATCATTGTTATTGCTGTCGCCAATGGAGGCGGATCAACAGCAACGAGGCATATAACATGAAAATTTGGATTGTCTTAGGTTCTTTTTTAGTGGTTTTACTCCTTGGCGGCTCTGCTGCCTGGACAACATGGTCATCCCCGGGCGTGGTGGATTTAACCAAAGTTGAGGCTCTTGCTTTGCAAAACTCCCTAGTCACGCTCCGTATGGCTCAAGGGGACTGGAATGAAACTGTCCGCCTTTTAGAACAGAAATATAGCGTGCATATCTTGGGTGAAAACAGCGTTACCCCTACCCATAGACTTAATGTGGCTCAAGGTTTAATTGAGCCGTTATCAGGTTCTATTGCTAAGGAGGCTCCCCAAGAATTGCAAAGCCCTACTCAGTAGAGGTCAAATATGATAAAAATCAATTCCACAGCTTGGGTGCTTTTTCTGACATTCATGGTGTCAGTATCTCCTTTGATGGGGGCCAATCGAGTTACAACCTGGTCCGCTGGCCAAGTGCTTACAGCTTCCACGCTCAATAGTGAATTCGATAATATCTATGCGGGCACTGTTGACCGCTCAGGAGGACGTTGGGGTTCGTTGGATGATATACCCATCACCTTTGGTACAGCAGCCCCTGACGCCCAAATTGAGTGGGATACTACCCAAACTGTAGACTCTCTTATCGTAGGTTTAGGTTCTGGCCTGATTCTCAACGTCATGGAACGGGCAGATATGTCAACCAACTGGGGCATCAGCTCTCAGACTAATCCCACACTATATGTTCATTCTGCGGATGCCACTGCCACGACGGACTTTATTCTGCTAACTCACGACCAGACCAATGCTGTGATTTCAGCAGGGAGTGGTGTCCTTAACCTTCAGAGCGATACGTTGATATCAGGCACCACACCGCTTTTGACCGTAGGCGATGCCGGGGCCGAAGATGCCCAGATTAACTTTGACGGCAATGCCACGGACTTCTCTTGGGGCTTGGATGATTCAGCAGATTCCCTTGTGTGGGCTGATGAAACCGCTTTAGGC